CCAAGGCCTCGGCCACGTTCATGGCCGCAATCAGCACATCAACATCATCCCTGCTGCCATTGCCCTGCACCATCGTGGCCAGAGCCTGATGGTTCTTGATCTTGAGGGTGATCGCTGCACCAGTGTGCTGCACCAGCCTGAAGCCCTGCAGGACATGGCTCACCGTGTCCATGATCAGCCCCTTAGGCCTGTACTTGCTGCGCTTGCGGGTCATCTGCAGATCCCCATCAGTCCAGCCACGCCCAGCTTCACCAGCACCAAGGCGCAGCCAATGGCCACTACCGACAGCAGGAATGCCACCGCCTTCTCCCAGAATGCAGGCTTGTCATCTTCATTCATTGCCGACCCCTTGCGCGGATGGAGGCGGCGCAGTCCAACATTGTGGCCCGCTCGGCCTGCGCGATGTCGGGCTGTTCTGTCCATTCGAGAAGCATGGATTCACACACCTTCGCACACGCCTCGCGCTCGGCCTCCACCGCCCGCCGAGTCTGCACACAAGCAAACCGCTGGCAGTTGGCATGGCAGGAATGGATCTCGGTGGACAGCAGGTAGGCGCGCTCGGCTTCCTGACCAGCCCTGTAGGCCACGCGCACGCACTCCAGCAGCTCACGCACCACTTCAGGCGTGACAGGCACTATGGCCCCAGGCTGCAGCCATTCAGACGGGATTGCTTTCATTCCAGGCTTTCCTTTACGCTGACCTCAATGCGAGGCTCTTCACTGTAGTGCTTGCTGACCGTCAGCTTGACCACCTGCACATCATCCACATAAGCCACGCCGTTGAGAGCATCCAGCACAGCCTTGGCCACATTGTCCAGATCAGGCTTGCCAGGGATCTCACCGCCCATCATTGCCCTTTGGCGGCGGGTCTTTGACCAGCTCACAGGGATGCCCTTGTAGACCACAATCCGCACAATGACCGGGGTCTCAACAGCAGGGCATGGCATGGCCTCGGCAGCACGGCAGGCAATCAGGCGCTCATACTCCAGCGTCTGCTTGTCGGTGTAAGTGCGGCCATTGCCAAACCTCGGCCTGCCCTTGCCGCGGGGCTTGCCAAGCACAGTGAACTGCAGCTCCATCACAGCAACCCCTTCTGGCGCAGCGCGGCCAAAAACTGTTCCCACCGCTCGGCATTGTCCGGCTGGGGCTGCTGGTCAGTAACCGACAGCGCAAGCTGGATCACCTCGGCGGGTAGTGACTGGCCTTCCCTGGCCATGTCCAGCACCCTGATGGCCTCCTGCTGGGTCACTGCTTCACCCCCATGAGGAACCGCTGCAGGCGAGGCTCCAGGCCGCCGTAGCGGGGTTGGAGCTGGTCTCGCACGCACTGGTCAATGATGCTGCTGATGCTGCGGCGCTGGTCTGCAGCGGCCTTGGTCAGCAGCTCCCTGCTGTCAGGGTGCAGCCTCACTAGGAACGGGATTCTCTTCTGTTGCATGGGCCTGCTCGGTATCGTGGCGATAGCGCAGGAGTCTACTCCCATCACAGGGCAAGAAGCGTATTAGGGTTTGTCCTAGTGTTTTTGTTGGCTTTGGGTATTGACACCGCTATCGGTTCAGGCACAATCCACCTATCGCAACCGAGCAGATAAAGCTCACAAGGAGAGACGATGACCCAAGTTCTCATTACCAAGCACGAAGTCACCAACGCCGGCAAGCTGGTGCAACTGTCCTGCGGCAAGGCTTCCGCAGAGATCTGGATTGCTAACGATCACCTGTTTGTCTGCTGCCAGAATGCCTCGCACCGCGTCTGGCGCGGCCTTGGCAAGCGGTTTGACAATGCCGCCGCGGCTTTGGACAGCTACAAGTCCAGCGCTATGAAGGCCATGATTCAAGCTGCTGTGGAGGCCTGACATGACCACCACACACACCCCCGGCCCTTGGGCCATTAACGGGCGCGAAGTTGTCGGCCCAGCAGATTCCGGCGTGATCGTCGCCCGCCTGCCTGAGTGGGGCATCCTGGCTGACGGCCTTGATCCTGCGCCCGCCAACGGCCGCCTAATCGTTGCCGCCCCCGAGCTACTGCACAGCGCCGTGGCCATCGTCAACACCATCGTCGGGCAGGCCCCGGTGATCACAGACAGCGGGATGATGCAGGTCTGGATCAGCATTGAAGAGCTGAATCTGTTGCGTGCCGCCATCTCCAAAGCCACGGAGGCCTGAGATGACCATCAAGAAAATCGGCGGTATTTGGTTCATCAAGGTGGGCCGCCTTGGCTTCACCTTCTACATCTCGCGCAAGAAGGGAGCCAAGTGATGACCCGCTTTGTCGCCTACTACCGTGTCTCCACAGACCGCCAGGGCCAGAGCGGCCTTGGCCTGGATGCCCAGCGCACTGCAGTCGCCCAGCACATCGGAGCTGCCGAGCTGGTGGCCGAGTTCACCGAGGTGGAATCTGGCCGCAAGAACGACCGTGAGCAGCTTGCCCTGGCCATGGCTGCAGCCAAGAAGGCCAAGGCCGTGCTGGTGATCGCCAAGCTAGACCGCCTTGCCCGCAATGTCCACTTCATCAGCGGCCTGCTGGAGTCTGGTGTGCCGTTTGTCTGCGCCGATATGCCCGAGGCTGACCGCACTTTCCTGCAGATGTCTGCCGTGTTCGCTGAGTGGGAGGCCCGCAAGATCTCCGAGCGCACCAAGGCCGCTCTGCAGGCCGCCAAGGCCCGTGGCGTGCGCCTGGGTAGTCCTACCCCTACCAAGGGCAGCGAGGCTGGCATAGAGCGCATCCAGGCCCGTGCTGATGCCTACGCAGCACGCATCCAGCCCATCATTGCCAGCATCCAGGCCTCCGGTGCCACCACCCTGCGCGACATTGCCGCAGCTCTGGCCCAGCGAGGTGTCGAGACCGCCCGTGGCAATACCGAATGGCGGCCCGCCCAAGTGGCCCGCCTGATCCAGCGTTTCCCGCAACAGTAACCAAGGAGAAAATCGTGCAAACCACCCGCAGACACCCCCGCACCATGGAAGAGGCCTTTGGCCCCGGCCACCGAGGCGGCATCCATGAGGAGTATCCCCCCTTCACCCTGGCCGATAAGGTCATCATGGTGCTGGGCGGCATCATCATGGTCTGCCTGCTGACGGCCATCGTCACCGGGGTCATCTGATGAGCCAGACCAAGACCATCCTTGAGATGCTGCAGGCTGGCCCGGTCACCGCGCTGGATGCCTTGGAGCGGGCAGGCTGCTTCAGGCTGGCAGCCCGCATCGCCGACCTCCGGCAGCAAGGCATCAAGATCGAAACCGAGACAGTCACCACCACCACCGGCAAGCACATTGCCAGCTACAAACTGAAGGAGGCCGAGCATGGCCGGGAAACTCACTGATGACCGCATGATGTCCGCATCCCGCCTGCCGGGACTGATGGGCTATAGCAAGTACAGCCGTCCCAATGATGAGCTGCAGTACAGCATCAACGCGATTGACGGCAAGCCACGGGATGACATCGGCAATGAGGCCATGGCTTGGGGCAACACCCTTGAGCCAGTAGTGCTGACCGAGGCCTGCAAGCGCCTGGGCATTGCTGAGTTTGATGTCGACATTGGCAAGCCCTTCAAGACTGACCTGTTGGCCCTCCAGTGCAGCCTGGATGGCATCGCCCAGGGCACCGGCCAGACCGTCACCAGCAACAGTGATCTGGGCATCTATGTTGTCGGCCAAGACAGCATCGTTCTGGATGGGCCTGGGGTGCTGGAGGCCAAGGTCACCAAGACCTATCCGGAGGATGCGCCTGACCTAGCCCGTGGCCCCATCCAGCTCCAGGGTCAGCTCCTAGTGACCGGCTACAAGTGGGGCGCAGTCTGCGTGCTGTACCAGGGCATTGAGATGCGGGTGTTTTTGTTTGATCGCCATGCCGTCACCGAGAAGGCAATCATCACTGCGGTCAACACCTTTGAGAGCAAGCTGGAGGCTTACAGGCAGCACGGTGAGATTGACTGGTACCCCCCGCAGAGCAGCGAAGACATGGATCGGATCTACCCCAGCGTCATAGAGGAGACCGAGCTGGCCATGCCTGCGTCTGCTGCTACCTGGGCGCAGAAGATCATTGATGCCAAGGCCGCCATGAAGACGGCCAAAGAGGATATTGAACAGTCCGAGATTGCGCTGAAAAAAATCTTGGGACAGGCCAAGGTTGGCAAGGTCGGGAATCTGCTGGTCGAGTGGCCTATGCGCCACTACTCGGCCCAGGCCGAGCGGCTGGTGCCAGCCAAGGAGGCCTACAGCGCACGCCAGTCCACCCTGAAAGTGAAGGTGATCAAGTGAAAACTGACAACCCCGTGATCAACCTCGCCTATGAGCAGGCGGTGGTTGCCATCCTGAATGCCTGCCCCCAGGCCACCGAGCAGCAGGCAGAGGCCGCCATTGATGCCATCGCTGAACTGATCTTCACCACCATTGACCAATACATGGAGCACAAAAATGACACAGCTCATTAACCGCCAGGGCTTTGCCCCGGCCACCATCACCGAGGCCATGGAGTTCAGCAAGATGCTGGCCGACAGCTCCATGGTTCCCCGCGCCTACCAGGGCAAGCCGCAGGACATAATGGTCTGCGTGCAATGGGGGTATGAGATTGGCCTGCAACCCATGCAGGCTCTCCAGAACATTGCCGTGATCAACGGCAAGCCCAGCGTCTACGGTGATGCAGCCATGGCGCTGGTGCAGGCCAGCCCTGTCTGCGAGGGTGTCGAGGAATACATGGAGGGCGAGGGAACAGCCAACCCGGTGGCCGTATGCGTTGCCAATCGCAAGGGCCGCAAGCCAGTGACCGCCCGGTTCAGCGTCGAGGATGCCAAGCGTGCTGGCCTATGGGGCAAGCAGGGGCCATGGCAGGCATACCCCAAGCGGATGCTGGCCATGCGTGCCCGTGGCTTTGCCCTGCGGGATGCGTTCCCGGATGTGCTGAAGGGCCTGATCACAGCAGAGGAGGCGCAGGACTTCCCGGATGAGGCCAAGCCCCAGCAGGCAAAGGACATCACCCCGCGCAACCCGCTGGATGTCATTGCCCCGGTGCTGCAGGTGTCTGACCCGGTGGAGATTGAGGAGGCTATGGCCGACACAGTAGAGGAGCCGGTGGTGCTGGTCGAGGAGGTGATGCAGACCGTCGATGCCATTGCGCCTGAGGAACAAGCCCAGCCGATTGGCTTTGCCCTGCTGGTGCCGGGCAAGGAGCAGCCCTTCTCAGTGCATCACACCCTGGATGAGTGGGCTGATGCCTATGAAGCCCTGGCCGACAAGACTGCCCGCGCTGGCAAGGTTGCCGCGAGGGATCGGATGACTAAGCTGCGAGAGCTGAAGGAGTGCAACCATGACACGCTGGAGCGCATTGATACTGTCAAGCGCATCCGTCACACTGCTGGCCACCAGAAGCGCATCAAGGCTCTAGGCGCT